CATCAGTTCCATTTTCTTTTATTGCTCCCTGTACTGGTATAGTATCTGGTTCAGGCTCAACATTGCTATCTATTGCATCAATTCTCCATCCTTGTATAGAATTAAAATACTTTGTTTCCCCTTGTGGATTAACCCACTCTCTACCCCTTATATTAATCCCTACAGCTACATCGCTACCTACTTTAAACTTATCTAATAAGTCGCATTTATCCTGTACAAATTCTACTAATATACTTTGCGGATATTGTTCTTGTGTTATTATTACTAAATATCTTTTTCTAAATCCTTTTTCTCCAAAAGTTTTAGTTTCTCCGATTACTTTAATTTTACCTTCTAATTTACTCATATTTATCTATTTAATTATTTTTACGTTTCTACCTAATTCTTTACATATTTGTTCAAGTGTTAATTCTTCAGTCATGTTTTTAAATATGTTTTCATTAACATACCTTAAAGCATAACCATCCTGTTTAACAGCTTCTAAACAAATGTTTTCAGTTTGGTTTTTAACATACCTTAAAGCATAACCATCCTGTTTAACAGCTTCTAAACAAATGTTTTCAGTTTGGTTTTTAACATACTTTAAAGCATCACCATTCTCTTTAACAGCTTCTAAACAAATGTTTTCAGTTTGGTTTTTAACATACCTTAAAGCATAACCATCCTGTTTAACAGCTTTTAAAGATTCTACACTACAAGTTATAGTTTTGTAGTCATCGTGTAACTTTTTTAATTCTTGTAAATTCATATATATTTATTTAATTATTAATTTAATTCTAGCTCTTTTTCGTTTATTAAGTCTATTATATCGATTTGCCTATTAACAAGTCTTTTTTTAACAGATTGCCGTACCTCTTTAATTTTATTAGTTCCTTTAAACAATCCATTTTTTAAAATATACTGCATTTCTTTTTCTGCAAATATAACATAATCATTATCTATCTTAAAATTACCATAATCTTTTAAGTTTAAACTACCACCAGCATGGTAAAATTGTATTATGTTATTTTGTTTTTGGATCATAATACCATTAAAAATATATTTTTCTTTTTTTATGTCTGGCTGCTTGCCATGTGTTTTTATGTTTTCAAAAATTTGTTCTTTACTATACATTACATTTCTTTTTTAATAAAACTTATATTACTTCTTAGACTTTCTACGCATTTATAACCAGCATTCATAATACGTCTTAACATATAAAGCTCTGGCACTTTTTTATCTGCTTCTATTTGACCGCTTGCTACACTTCCATTCCAATTATAAAGTATATCATTGTGTTGCTCATGGTATTCACTTCTAAATCCTTCTAAATAAAACAAATTACAAGTTAAATTTTTAAGCATTATAGATAGTTTGTAACCGTCTTTTATAGTCATGCTTTCATAAGTATTAATTATTGTTGTAAGCTCGTTTAAAAGCTGCTTAAAATCGTTATTTGTGTCGCTTGTCATATAAATAGTCTCTAAGTTTTTTACTAGCTAGCTTTCTAGCCTTATAAAGAGTTAAATAAACTACATCGCTTTTGTTATTTTCCCATTCATTAGACTCTCTAGCTTCTACGTTACTAAATTGCATTCTCAGTTCACTAGGTAAACTGTTAAAAGTTTCCTCTTGTATTATACAAAAATATTCTTTATTTGCCATTTTCTAAATGTTTTAATTCTCTTTTTAAATAATCTAAAGCCTTTTTAAGGTCTTGTATCTCGTCATCTTTTTTGCCAGCTCTGCAAACATATTTTACTATATTGCCTCTGTTAAAATTAAGATCGTACATTTTACAAAAGTCAATAACATCTATATTATCGATATTATTTATACTTTCGTTTTTTACTGGTTGGTAATGATTAGGCACTATCTCATCCATAAAATCATAAAATTTTTCTACTGAATCGCTCATATTATTGTTTTTTAAATTCTTCGCTTTCGTCTTCTCCAAATACTCCAAGTTCATAAAAACCTGTTAACTTTAAAACTGCTCTCGACATCGCTCTTTTTTCTGCCATCTCCATTACATACCAAGTGGTAGTATTACCAAATTCATCCCATTTCTTTTTATCATCGTTCCAAACTTTAGCACCATACTTAGCACTTCCAAAAGTTTCTATTTTTGCATCGTCTTTTTCTGCTCTTGCTTTTACTACGCAAAAATCGCTCTCAACTTTCACAGGATCATAAGATATAAATATTTTTTCTTTTGCCTGTATTTTATCAATACCTTTTCTAGTTATTATTAAATAATGTTTATGCTTAAAAACATCGTCTTTAGTTAATTCATACTTTTTATAAAGTCCTGTTAATTTTTCTCTATTCATCTTATTGTACGTTTATGTTATTAATTAATATAGAATCTAATATAAATAATTGCTCTCGTGATAGTCTTATTTCTGTATCTCCTAAGTAAAGTCTATCAGTTTTTACATTTACTAAGGCATTTGAATCTACTGTACTATTTGTACTTTCTTCTGGTCTTCTAAACTGTTCTACTTGAACTTCGTAAATAACAGCAATTTTATCAAACTCTAAAACATTCTCAGAGCTGTTATGTTTCCAGATATTGTTATCAAAATGTTCTAACTCAATATCTATACTATTTTGCTTTAAGTGTTCTCTAATTTTGTTTATAATAATCATAATATTTTTGTTTTAAAGTGTTTTTAATAACTCTATGTTATGCAAATATACATTGCTTTTATGACTTTGCAAAACTTTTTCTTCTAAATCTTTTAAAGTTCCCCAGAAGCAGCCCGCTTTTATCATCCAAGTTTTTTCATGCTTAACGCAATGAACCAACCTTTTTGATGTATCGTATGCTAAAAAACTATAGTATTTTTTAGCATTTTCTAAATCAGCACTTTCTAAATCAGCATTTCTTAAATCAGCATCTCTTAAATTAGCATTTTCTAAATAAGCATTTCTTAAATCAGCATTTCTTAAATTAGCATTTTCTAAATCAGCATTATATAAATTAGCACTTATTAAATTAGCATTTCTTAAATTAGCACTTATTAAATCAGCATTTCTTAAATCAGCATTATATAAATAAGCATTTCTTAAATCAGCACTTTCTAAAACCGCTTTTTCAAGAGTTATTTTCATAGTGTTGTTTTCACAAGTGTGTGTGTAAATAACTTTGCCCGAAGTGTTTTTAATTTTAATTTTTTTCATAATATTGTTTTTTGTTAGTACAAACTTATAAAACATTTTTCATATAAAAAAATTATAAACAAAAAAAACCCTCCGAAGAGGGTAATTTAACAAAAAAACTAAACAAAATGAAAAACTATAAACTCATTAAACAATTAATCCCAGTATGACCACCTATAACAATTCCGCATCCTATAGCTGGCTTTCTACCTCTTTTAGCGTATGCCATTGCGTAAGATTCGTGATCTATTCCGCAACCTACTTGCATGGCAAATATTTTATAATTAGCACCTACAAAATGCTCTACGTATGCTTGTGTATGTAAGTGACCTTGTACCGTACTCATCATATCTGCTTTTGCCTTTGTTCTAGCAGTTCCAGCTTCTCCATGAATATACTGTACATTATCGATAACTATTCTATCTGTAAAATCCCATTTAGGAACTTCTAACACATCTTTATAATCTTTTAACCACTTCTTAGGTATTGCAGAACTAAAAGCCTTACGCATTATTATTCTGTCATGGTTTCCTATAGTAACGGTTACTTCAGGAAATGCTTTATAAAACTTTTTTATTTTCTTTATTGCTAGGTCTAATTCCTGACCTCCTCCTATACCATCTGGATCTGTTTCATGGTAAGAGCTATAATGCGAGTCAATAACATCTCCGATAAATATTACCTTGTTACAGTTGTAAATACTATACTGTTCTTTACAAAATTCTAAATAGCCATCTAAGCAAAAAGGCTCGTGTAAATCCCCTATTATTAATACTCTATTCTCTTTTTTTACTAAGTTTTTATATGCTTTTAATTTATTGCCTTTTAGTCTAGGTCTAAAATCTTTCATAGTATTTTATACTTAATTAGTAATCTAATTACTACAAATATAATAAAAATATAAATAAAGTAAACATCTTTAAAAGAACGCTCGACATCTTTTGTTTTAACGTCTTCTTTAATCCGCTGTTTTGTTTGCTCTTTTTTATACCACCTTTTAAAATCGTTAATAGAGTCGCATATACTACCAAATGTTTTATTGCCTTGCTGATCGTAGTTTATGTAAACGGTAGAGGCTCTACCCCTTTTGTATATCGTAGTGTCCTTATAAACGATCTTAGGTACTTTTATCTCTATTGTATCGCTAGGTCTTTTACTTGTTTGCTCTCCCCCAGATACTATATTAGTTTTTATATCTTTTTTTGTTTTTTTAGTAAAAACTTTTTTAATAGTAGAGCAGCTAGTAAAAAATATTAAAATAAAAATTAAAATATATCTCATTATCTTCTCATTTCAAAATGCGGAGTATCTGTAAAACTTTTAAAATTACCACCCCATCGATTTAATTCGTGTAGGCTTTCCCAATATTCACCCAAAGCACAAATTTTATGTTTATTGTAAGTTAACTTTCCATTTATAAAAAAATTAAAGTCTACTGCTAACCTTTTTTGGTGGTAGGAGTTCATTGTCTTACTTTTACCTTGCTGTACTAATCTTTTTTGCGTTTCTAAATCTCTCCACGCATGACCAAAAGTAAGCTCTATATCTATAGAATAAGCATACTCTATTAGCTTACTTATGTTTAAAGTAAAAATTATTTGTTGCTCGCTTAATTTCATGTTTTAAAAATCTTTTTCGTCATAGCAGTTATTCACATCTTTATCTTTCATAAACTTAGATAAGAATTTTTTTGTAAATACTCTTTTTAAAAAGTTTACAAATGGTTTTCT